AATTGTTATTACCAAAATGCTTAACCCATTTTCCAGTGCTAACTTAAAATCGGAAGCGGCGAAGTCGATGTTTGAGACATCGTCCGCTGCTTTCCTCCAATACCACATTGATAATCAAGTTGCGTCGTCCTTTTTGTACGACTACATCGTCTCGGAGGAGACAGCATCAATGCTGAATACTTTATCGCCTGAGCAGAGGTTTTTTCCCTCTCAACATGCGCGTAAAGTTAGTCAGCACCCGGTGCTATCTATTCTGAACGACTACGCCAACTTCGAGATTAAAAAATTAATAGATAGAGACAAGAAGAGTGGACTTAAGACTATGACTATCGGCGATTCCGCCGACCAAAAACTCGGTGCACACCACAATTGCATCCTGTTTGGTCATCTTAAGAGTTCAAAGGACAACACTAGAGTTGCTACAACCGTCCGCGCTAGCCCAAACATGCGCAATCACGCCATCAATGGCGAACGGACCGTCGCTTGCCACGACGGTATGCAACATTGCTCCTTTGTCGCCGACCGCATGTACGGCGTCCATTCACTCTACGACATCTCTCTCTCTGATTTTGCGGAAGGTTACCTCAAACATGAGGTCACGAGCGCCGTGTTCTACATTTATGTAGCGCCGGAGGTTCTAAACCAGGAATACACCAGAGCCTGGCCCTTCTTCAAAACGCATATCTCAGGAGATTGCATTGCTTTTTCCATGAGAGATTATAGCGCCCCTTATATCCACTCTGTAGCGAAGTGGAAGGCATGGATGACCACCTCCATGATTAATTTTGGCGCTTTTTCAGTCACTATCGAGCGTGTACGGACCATTGGTCCTCTCGTCTGTCTCAATTTCCAAACCGTCACCAGAAGCCTTCTTGACTTCCACGTCACCATACCACTTTCACAGTGGTTCCACGACAGCTGTCGTGTTCCTGATGTTGTTCAATGGTTTGAGACAGGTCGCATACGCTTACAGTCCCAAGTGAGGCACTTCATCGTTCCCAACAACGTTGTGGTCGCCCTCACTGCTTACGCTCAGAGAACCGCCGACGATGCTTACAAATTCGTTGAGATATCCAGTTATGCTAGCGGCCTACGCCGTAGTATTGTTATAGGCAAAGAACAATACCAAGCCGCCTGGAATTGCGGAGCTGAGGAGTACTCCAGAGTAGTTACATCACTATTCATTATTGGAGCATCCCAACGCACTGAGCGCACTCAGACTATCGCTGGTGCCTTTCGCTACCTACGTGACAACTACAAACGGGAGCCATGGCTTAACCCGCTTGTCCGATTCTTTGAAGGTCTTTTCGGAGGCTTGAAACCTATACACACAACTATAGATGACGACCATTTGCCGAAATTTCGGCCTATCCCCATTGAGGATGTCGTCACTATTGAGGTCTATCAGCATAAGTCGATTAGTCGCACTGCTGCATTAATAGCTCCTTGTGTTTTCGGCAAATATTCTTTACAGAATCTTGCCCAGGTCAATCACGCCGCCATAGATGAGGAAGGAGACTCCGACGGCTTTACCTCCGATTCAGACCAAGAAGAATTTCGCGACGCTGCACCATACCCTGCGGCGCATCCTCGACCCGAAACAGAATTACCGGACGCTGCACCTTTCCCTGCCGCACATCCAAGGCCCCAAATTCGGCCTATATTTGTGCGTCCTGAGAGGAGAAAACGTGCCGGGAGTATTGCTTCGGTCACACCCAGCTTATTCAACATTTTCGAAGAGCAGCCTGCCGCACAAGATGCGGCCCCATTTCCAGCTGCCCACCCGAGACCAGAGCATGCAGCGCACCCCGAAGGCCGGGGACGTGCCGATAGCGCCGCCTCACTCACGCCTAGCTTGTTCAACATTTTCGAACCACGGCCTGCGACGCCTGCTGACGCCAGCTCTGACGATGAAGAGCCAGCGGACCACGACGGCACCGGCTTCGCTAACCCGACCTACGTCAAAAGACAGGCGTATACTGCTGAGCTCTTTGAGCCTGTACCCGCCATTGTCGTTTCTGCCGACCCTATCGTCTCAGAACTTTTGTCGCCCGAGTTTCATAAGTGTGTCACAATCGAACAGGCCCTACCCACACCTGCGCCCACGTCTGCACCGCCAGCGGCTCGCGCCAGTAACGACATCGTCACCTTTATTTGCAACCGCAATCAATTCGACCATCTGGTCTATCGCGGGCGCAAGTATGAGGGTCGCATCGACGCTCCACCCTATAACAAGGTCGAGCAGGGCGAGTTCGTCAGAATCATGGACGAGGATGACAACGACCGCTTCTTTAACATCAAGGTCCTACGTGTTCTTCATTACAAGAACTTCGCTGCAGCTATGCGCGATTTACCGCATCATGAGTGCATCGACAGCGCCACCGCCGCCCACGCCGTTAAGCTTTATGAGGGTATCGGCCGTTATAAGGAGCGACAAAAGAAAAATGGTGTTTTGTTTTTGCAGCTTGATTCCCGCGCCGCCGCCCCAGCGGCAGCTAGCGTCAATGGAGAGTTTGAAGGCGTAGATAAGCTACTCGCAAGTGGAAGCATCACCGTGCGGGCCGCTGGTAAGACCGAGAAAGTCTCACCCGATACTGAAGCCTCCGTCAAAAGCACCTCCGACAAAGTCTGCACTTGCCAGTTCGCACTTAAATCGCAAGAAGCGATCAATTGGCCGAAGCAGCTTGCCGATATTCGTGACGCGACTTACAAGGCTTTACCTAAGAGGTTCGTTGCCGGTCACTGCGCTATGGAAGCTTTCCATGCTGCATATCTCCACACCACCCGCGACATGATACGCCCACAAGACGTTTTCAGAGCTGTCGCTCGTGGGTGCATTGACTCACACGTTGATGTTGCTTGCTATATACACCATGCGCGTTCAGATTTGGACGTTAGCGGCTTCGTGCTGCCTGCCCTCTCCGCGCAATTCAATGTCGCCATACGGCTTGTTGCACCTGGAGTCCCACCGCTACTCTTCGACCTCACGACCAAGCCACAGGCTGTCCTCACCATCAACCATAACGGCGCTAATGCACCGTTCGGGCACTTTTATTACTCTCCTAACGGCGGCGCCCCCCGGTCTCCAAAGTTCGCAAAGATAATTGCGGACTGCGGTTTCAGAGGGCGCGTGCTTGATACGAGTTGTGCTCCAGGTGAGTTTTCCATGCAGTTGCAAGAGAACAAGAGCATAGATTTGATTAGCTGTCACTTCATGAAAGGAGAGCCCATTAAAGTCTCCCTCAATAAGGCCGCAATACCCTATAATGATTTCTTGGAAATTCCACGTAAGGTTGATGGCAAGTTCGATTGCATCTTCAATGATGCAGCCAGACGTATTAATTCCGAAACTATTATTTCGGACATCAACCGCCACGCACTATCCATGCTTAAAGAGGGCGGAATGCTTGTCACTAAATCGTTTGGCAATGGCAACGATGTATTTAGCATTTATTCTATGTACTTTGACACCATAGTTGAGCGAGTCTATTCTGTTGACGGGAGCGAGCGCTATTTCCAGCTCGATGGCTACCACATGAAGTGCTCGGACGAAGCATATCAGAAATTTTTCTCGGCATATGAGGACTACCACAGGAACGAGACTATCCATGTCTTGCCGACACCTCGAAACCTTAAGAAATTTACTGACGAGTACTTTCGTAGCATGGACCCAAAATATTTGCCTATGTTCGCAGTAGCTCCGGAGTTTAAGAATTTCGAAATACACGCTATAACTGGTGTTGCAAGTGCTGCGAAGACCACTGTCGCCGTTGAGAAATATGGCCAGAAAGCAATATTCATTGCTCCATCAAAGACTCTTAGTTTGAGGCACCAGAAGTCAGGTGTGCGCTCTTATACGCCTCATGTCGTGTTTAGCCAATTCAGCCAACCTGGGATCAAGAAACCTGAATATATCGTTATAGATGAGATCTCGCAATTCCCATTGCATTACGTTGCTCTTGTGCACGCTTATTTTCCGGATTCTAAGATAATTGTCCTCGGTGACGTGATGCAAACGCCATACATTAACTACCCGCCGGTCGGTAAGGACGGTAAGCCCCTTAAAAACGTCAAACCCACCGACTATCCCACCCTCCGTCAATATGGGATTACCAACAACATACTCACCGCTTACAAGATCCCACAAGACATCGCGAGAGCTCTCAACAACCGACATGACTTAAACATTCTTTCCAAGTCGGAAGTCGCACAGGGAGTTTGTATATTCAAGGGTGATATTAAAGAGTTCGCCGGTTCTAAGATACCTGTTATCGCCTTTAACGACGCCACCGTCAAGAAACTCTGCGACATGAAGATCAATGCTCATACTATCACCACTTATACTGGGTCGCGCGATCATACCGTGGTTTTCTTCGTTGACTCTGCTAGTATAGCCTCCCAGATAATTAACAAGAGTGAATGGCTTTACACTGCTATGTCCCGGGCTACCAATCAGCTGGTTATAGCCGGTGACCACGAGCCAATTACTAACTATTACGCTATCCATGGCAGCCCGGTCAGATTGTTTGAAGAAATATCAGGTGCTTACTTACAGAATGATCATAAGGTGCATGTTGACAAGCCAATTCTTGTTGCTGTACCTGAACAGTTGGCCAAATTCAGCGCCTCCGCTGAGACTGCGTCCGCGATCTTACAAGAGCATATTCATCCAGTGAATGACCCTGAGAATGAGTTCATCCTGACCACTAAGCCCGAATTGCCCCCCGTCGAGAGCGGCGTTCTTAAGACTAATTTAGATGTCGCGGCTACCCGCGATTACTCCACTAAAGTTTATAAGATTTCGCTCTCCAAATTTGTCAAAAATCAAATTAGTAGCAGTACGCAGGAAACCTTGGCCACCCTTATCAAAAGATACTCGCGTAAGTATATCGTCAAAATGACGAAACCGGTGCGAGCCGCCACAACTGGCGAACTTCGCAACGGCCTTATGCGCGCATTGTATGGGAAGGAGGGAATTTCACAAGCTCGCTTTGCAGCTGACATGAAATTATCACCCGAGGAACTTCGAGATTACACGGTCCAGTACTATGATAAACTGCAGCTTAAGATGAATGCCAATCCGTCTATCGCCAAGGAGTTTGAGAAACTTTGGGAACCCGTTAATGAATATTTGACCTTTTTCAATAAGCGGCAAGCCAAATTTGACCCTAAATCAGGCTTTGATACCAGTGATAAAGTCGGACAAGGAGTTGCCGCCAATTCTAAAGCTGTCAACATCATTTTCGGCGGATATTCGAGGGCCATGATCGAGAAGGTTAGGAAAATTGCAACCGCTAACGGCCGCCGTATCATCTTAGCCACCCATGACTCTGAAGAGCAGCTTAACAACGATTTTGTCGCCATGATGGCAGACGCACCGAGGAATCCTGATTGGGCTTGTAATGATTTTAGCGAGTGGGATGCTTCTTTTCGAACACCATTCGCCGACCTTACCGCCTGGTTGTTGGAGATGCTCGGGGCCGACCCTCAGCTCATTAAATGGCTCTCAGACTTCCGTGCGAAGTGGACCATGATCTACCGCTCGTCGGAAGGTATCACCAAGCTTGACGGATTTGAGAAACAGTTCTCTGGCAACCCGTTTACTATCGTCGAGAATACGATCGGGAATATGGCGCTTTGCTTTGCGATCTTTGTGTACAAGGCTTACAACATGGCCCTCTTTAAAGGAGATGATTCAGCCGTTTTGTGTGACAAGTGCACTCTTAGCACACGAGGCAAAGAGATCATTAGCATCACCGGTCACGGCCTCAAACTCCATATTGGGCCCATCGGTGAATTTGCAGGCTGGTTTCTAACCCCTGAAGGCCTATTCCCGGATGTCGTCCGTTACGCCGCCAAATTCCTTGACAAGAATTATCGTGATGAAGAACACTTCAAGGAGGCGCAACTTTCGTTGCAGGAGCGACTTAGTGTCGTTAAGAACGAAACGCAGGTCCGTTTCGGAATTCATACAGCTGCGCAGCATTACAATGAGATTGACCTGGGTTTCACTGCTGAGCAAATTCACAACTTGTATGGGTTCATACGACACTCTAGATCCATCAAATTTGCCTCTTTGGACACCAAGATCATTAGCAATTTAGTACCTAACTAGATCTTCTTTCCTTTTAATATTTCTTTAAATCTTCTTGATAAATATTTCTCCTTTTCCTTTTCCTTCATATTGTGTATATACACACATATATATAGCAGCTTCTACACACCGCTTTTAAACATATTATCAATTATTTAACCGCCATTACTAGCTATTAACTTATTATTTTCATTATGAACGGAATTAATGACAAGAACATCAACCCAGAGGTCCTTGCACCTACACAGGTCGCAAAGTTGCCCGGCTCGAATATTAATGTCGACACACCTAGTGGAGCAGCATGGGCTCGCAAGTACCTACACCCACCTTGCGCAACCCCTGATGCATATGCAGGCTACCCGGACGCCAACAACTCGCCATCCGTTGACGCTGAATACAAGGGGCTCAATGACATCAAGACTTTTTCTGTCGTTGACGGCAAGCCACCGGTCACCACATACTACGATCGGATATTGCTACTCCACACGACATCCGCCATTGCGCCCGTCATACCCTTTAAGATGACGATTGACGACACTCCTGTCCAGATACCCACTGACGTCATCCTTAACCGGAATATTAACGTCCAGGATATGGTCGCGCAGAATTCAGCGGGAAGAATAACCTACAAGAGTACTACATCTTGGCTCAACGCTACCGGTTTCAACAACCAGGGAAACGTCACTTCTGCTCAATTCCGCCCAAATGTTCTGCGCCTGCTTGTTGCTGATTTGCTAACCATGGTCGATCGTGTGCACGCTAACCGCCCTGCCAAGCGACTCCGACTCCATCGTGAACTGGTCCAGTTTTACCACCGCGCCGACTCTGATTATGAAATCATTGATGACCCGGAAATGGATCCTCGCTCTGTTGAGGCGCATGTTGCTAAGTGCAAACGCACGTTGTCAGCTGACCTTGACAACGCTGTCCAGGTGCTTCAGGTGGGAACCATCCCATTTGACCCTTCTGAGATCCTTATGATGTCCCCAAATGCCGTCGCATCGAATGCTAAGGAAGGCTCTTTTGTCGTCCAACGATTCGGCCAGCCTGAGATCATGTACAAGGATTTCCCCGCCAACGGCATAACTAAAGGAACATCAAATCCCCTTGGTATGCCTTGCTACATCTATGAATCCTCTGGACCGACTGCCGGCTCTATTGACTCCATCGCAGTCGCCGGCCAGCCAGGTAATGCAACCACTATCCTTGCTGACCTCCCTTGGTTCGACTTCCTTTGGGGCTGGACCCTTTATGAAGGCCTCAGCGTCACTACGTCGACTTCCACTTCCGGCGTCACTCCACCCTATGTGTCCGTGAAGACCATTACAGGCTTTGAGTTCCAGCCTCTTCCCGATAGCATGCTGTCCCCTTTCATCCGCAATTGCGCTGTTTATGACATGTCCGCTCTCAGAATGGCCACCACTACGAATCACGCCATTGCAGACTCTCTCCCTGCTGCCGCCAACTTTTGGGGTACCATCGGCAAGGTCCTGCTTAAGGCAGCGCCCACCATTATCGATACCGTGTCATCTCTTTTTGGTAACAAAAGGAGCGATGAGTCTAAGAAGCTCACCGAAGACACCGTCAAATCGCTCACATCCAAGATCGCTTCCATGGAAACCAAGCTCTCCGCCAAACCAAAGAGAGCTAAGAATAACCCTCCTGTCAAGCAGCAGCAGCAGCGACGACCTCGATCTGTCCGAGTGAAGCAAGGCACCAACAGCGCGCCCCCAGCTAAGAAGCAGCAGAGACGCAAGCGAAAGCAGCCAGCAACCGTTTAATTAGAGTTTATTTTTCTCTTATTATGCATTTATTTAGAGTTTATTATTTTTCTCTTAAGTCGCAAACCTTATGCGCATGTGTGGTTTATAATTTCCATACATCAACTTTTCAATTATCATACTTTTTAGTTAGCCACCCGGCCCATTATATTTATTACCGG